CGTTTTATGAAAAAAATGTTTAGAGAAGAAAGGCTACAAAAAGCACAAAAGGCATACGGTGAATTCTTAACGGCAATGGGATTTGATTGGGAGAATGATCCAAATATGCGCGAAACTCCAATGCGTGTAGCAAAGGCACACTATGATGATTTGTGGCAAGGAATTTACTACGAAGCACCAAAAATTACCGCATTCAACAATGTCGACCGGTATGATGGAATGGTCTTTCAAGGGAATATTGATTTGAAATCTATATGTTCACACCATTCGTTGCCGTTTATTGGCAAAGCTCATGTTGCATATTTACCAGGAACAAAAGTAATTGGATTGTCTAAATTGAATCGTATTGTAGAATGGTTTGCTCGAAGACCACAAGTGCAAGAAAACCTGACAATGCAGATACATAGCTATATAAATGAAATTTGTGAAAATAACAAAGGCGTTGCAGTAGTTATTGAAGCGGATCATATGTGTGCTTGTGTACGAGGTGTGAAACATAATAGCACAATGATGACAAGCAAATTATCGGGTGAATTTTTGGAAAGTCATGAAGTTAGGGAAGAATTCTATAATTTTATAAAATTCCTAAAGTAGTATGAAGAAATATTTATTCTCACCAGGTCCTGTTAAATCTAAGCAAACAGTAGAAATAAATTATCACCACCGCAGCAATACATTTAAGAATTTATATGCTGAGAAATGTAATATTATAAAAGCTGAGTATTTTACAAATGATTACGATGTGTTATTAACACAAGGATCGGGAACGTCAGCAATAGAAGTTGCATTAAATGGATATCTATCCGGTGGTAATGCTGACCATACAAAGTATGTGCTGGTTTTGACTAATGGGAGCTTTGGGCATAGATTATATGATATTTGCAAAACTATACCTGGCAAAATAGTAACGATGCCTGTCCAGAGTGTTGATGAAGCTCTTCACGTATTACAGAGCTCGACTGTACCGTTTGACGTGTTTTGTGGTGTAGCATTCGAGACCAGTAGTTCGACTTATAATAATTTACATAATATAGTTGAATATTGTAATAACAAGGGGATTATAACAATAATCGATATGGTTTCGGCATTAGGATATTACGCTCCACCATATAATGCAACAGCAGTATGCTCAAGTACAGCAAAAGTATTGCGCGGGTTGCCGGTATTAGGTATTGTGGCGTATCGAAAAGATAGCAAACCGCTTATAGGTTCATCTGGATATTATTTAAATATGAAAAGGTATATTGAATCTAAAAAGGATTGCCAAACACCGCATACATCAATGATACCACAGTTGCAGTCAATTAATTCGGCTAATTTTTTCGATCGGGAATGTATTGATGCGAATTGTGAGGCTCTTAGTGTTATTGATTCAACCACTTGTTTTACGCTACTTGGGGAGCGATATGCACCTGTATTGACATTTAAATTCAGTGATAAGGCGTTGATGAAACGAGTGATTAAAGCCTTGAAGAAAAATAATATGGAAATATATTTCAATTCTGTTTATATGAAAGATAAGTTCCAAATTGGAATGTTTGGTCACAATAAGAAAGCATATAAAAAATTGAATAAGATTATTAAAAAAATATGCCGTAAATGAAAATATTAATGGAAATATCCGGTGGTGCTGATAGTATGTTATCGTCATTATTGGCAATAAAAAAATATGGGACGGATGCAGAATATCATGGAATTCTTGTTGATTACCACCAACTACCTTTTGAAAAAGAAAAGGCAAAAGCATTAGAGTTTTGTGATAAATACAATATAAAATTGCATATTGTTTCGGTCGATGGATTATTCGTAGGAGGCGCAGTTACAGGTGAGCACAATGTTGAAGAAGTCTCGGATATATATACACCATTAAGAAACTTTGTGATTGGTGCAATGGCAAGCTCCTTAGCAGAACGTATCGGGGCATCTGTAATTGTTTCCGGTAGCAAAACTTTAAACAAGGATAAACAACCGTGGTCTTTTTCCGATTCGACGTTGGGCTTTTACTTGCATATGGATTCGATGTTGAATTATTTAACAGATGGTTCTATTAAGATGGATCCAATATTGATGGAAAATCGCCAAAACAAAATGACTAAATTCGAAGTATTTGATGCATTGATTGATGATTTTGGATTAAATATGTCTGATTTTTGGAACTGTTTTAATTCAAGCACTACGCAATGCGGCGAATGTAATAATTGTAAAGAAATACAAAAATATAATGAACGAACTAAATAAGAAATTATTTTATTTCCCAGCAAATAGTGCGGGACCTATATCTGCAATGATGGTGAAAAACCAGTGGACACCAAATAAAAAGTTACCATTTCGCTATTATTCTGAAGAATACCCCTCAGATTATAGAATACCGGCGTATCTAACAACAGCAGGGCATTTGTACAAAAAAGAAGAATACATTAAAGGATTTGATTTTCCAGATGATTGCGTTGTTTTTGGTGATTCGGGTGGTTTTCAAATAGCTACTGGAAAATTAAAGTATACTGACGAGTTACGTGAAAAAATATTCCGTTGGTTAGAGAACAATTCTACTATTGCAGCTAATTTAGATATACCACCTAAAGTATCAAAGTCTGGTCACTTCGATGAGTGTTTAGACATTAGCTACAATAATTTTAAATATTTTGAAAAGCATCAATCTGGTAAAACAAAGTTTTTAAATGTTCTTCAAGGTCTTCATGAAGAGAATTATTTAAAGTGGTATAATAGAGTTTGTGATTTTGAATTTAATGGCTGGGCGATTGGTGTTGATCAACGTACAGCTGCATTATATCAAATAATGGCCGCGGTATCTATATTGATGGATGGCAAAGAGCACGAAAAGAAAAATATAGAATGGATACATTTCTTGGGTGTAACAGGAACAGAACCATTAGTATATCTGACGCAAGTCCAGAAGTCATTAGAAGAGATAGGTTCTCATGTACAAATATCTACAGATTCATCAACACCAAATATATCTGCAAAGTTTGGTGGGTATTTTATACCCCGAGGTCTGGATTGGCAGATTATGAATGTACCAAGAGACATTACATTGAAAGGCGGAAAGATAGATTATCAAAACACCAGAACGTATCCACCTGTTTATAATGAGGTACATAATATATTAAGGGATGAATATATAGATACAGAGGCGTTTGTTCATTTTAAAAGTGAGGCGTATGCAGTATTAGTTTTATCTAATATGGCAACATTTGTTGATGTAAAGCAAAATATTCATAATGTTGTGCATTCACATGAATATTTTCAAGAGCAAATTTTATCTACTCAAATGTTCAAGAATATAAAGCTGATCGACAAAATTATAAAATCAGACAATCCACGAAAGGAATTTCAAAGAGTATTACCGCAATTAACAAAACATCGACCTAAGAATGAAATAGTAAAGCATGAATTTTTTGTAGAAAAATCAGCTGTGAATGTATAGATCGGTTTACTATAATAGCAGCAGATCAGAAATACATTTATGGGGCGACGGGCAACACGATGATTCTGGGTACAAGGTTTTCAAATATGAGCCATATGCCTATATAGTAGATAAAAATGGCGATTGCATTACTATTGATAATCATCGTTGCAAAAAAGTATCCACTTGGTCGCCAGAGGCTGAAAAAATGGGTATGGTATATGAACATAATGTATCTCCTACAACGAGATTTTTAATTGATAAATACTTAGACAGTGATAAAGTATCGGATCAGACAAAGATACTATATTTGGATATAGAGGTTGCAAAAGAAGACGCATACAGCACACCTGAAGATGCCGACAATACAGTAACAGCAATAACATATGTTGCTACCGGAGATGATAAATATACGTGTTTGCTATTAGATCCAGGCAACGCATCTACAAAAAATACAACGGTCGACATACAACTGAAGAAAAAAGAGAACGGCCAGATCGTTGATGGAAAAACGAAAACTATTGATGTTGATATAATCACATTTCATAGTGAACGTGAGCTGCTTCGGAGCTTTATGATGCGATATCAAAAAATTGGGCACAATATTATTACAGGATGGAACGTTGAGTTTTTTGATATGCCATATTTGTATAATCGTATTGTCAAATTATTTGATTATGCATTTGCAGATTTATTTAGTCCCGATGCTAAAATAGTCAAAAGGACATATTTAAAAGAACGCCAAACAATTTCGATAGCTGGTGTAACTATATATGATTATCTTACAATGTATCGTAAATTTACATTTACTGATCAGAGTAATTATCGATTAGATACTATCGCAAAGTTCGAATTATATAGAGGTAAGATAGAATACGAGGGGGACTTGGATCATTTATATAAAACTGATATTGTCAAATTTGCAAAGTATAATATTGTAGATGTCGAGCTGGTAGTTGCGTTGGAAGAAAAAATGCGCCTAATCATGACCGGCTTAGGACTATGTCATAAAGGGCACGTTCAGCACCAAGACATACTCTTTACATCGATGTATTTGGATGGTGCGTTTCTAACATACTGTAAGCGAAATAATATGGTCGCGTCAGCAAATCGCTCAGCCGCATCTGGTAAAGCTCAAGGTGCGTTTGTTAGAAAGCCAACTCCTGGCTTATATAAGTGGGTCTATGATTTGGATCTGACATCGCTTTATCCGAGTATAATAATCTCACTAAATATATCTCCAGAAACTAAAGTTGGGATTATAGAATCGTGGGATGAGTTAGAATATGCAAAAGGAACACAATCAACATATAATGTGAATTTTTATTCTGATAATACTGTATTAGGTAATTTTGATGATTCTTTCGATGAATCGAAACCTATGCACATAGAACTACAAGGGTCAAGCAACTTAAAAAAGTGGTTGGATGAAAACGAATATGGTATTGCGAGTAATGGTGTGATATATGATCAAAAAAAGGAAGGAGTTATACCTGCGATTTTGAAAATGTGGTTCGACGAACGCTCGGAGTATAAAAATTTACGAAAAAAATATGAAAAGGAGGGTGATATAAAAAATGCAGAATATTATGATGGTCAGCAGCTAATAACAAAAATCTTACTCAATTCATTTTATGGTGTATTGCTGTTACCGTCATTTAGATTCTATGATAAACAAAATGGCGAAGCTGTCACGCTTACAGGACAATCAGTTATTCACCACTCATCAAAAGCAGCAGATCATTTTTATAATAAAGAGTTAGGTATCGCATCCAAGACAGCGAATAATAAATCCTTTTGTATTTACACCGATACTGATTCCATATTCGAGCCACTCGAGCCACTTTTTATCAATCGATTTGGACCTATGGAAAATTATACGGATGCAGAAATTATTGAAAAATCCAAAGGTATTATTAACGATGTACAAACCTATATAAATAAATCATTCGATGTGTATGCAAAGCGTCTTCATAATATTAATTCTCATCGATGGGATATTAAACAAGAGCTTATTGCAAAGAGGGCATTTTGGGTCGGTAACACAGATACCAAGAGTAAAAAATTTGAGGGAGTAAAGAAGAGATATGCAATGTGGATAGTTGATCAGGAAGGTCATCGTGTTGATGAAATGGATGTTAAAGGTTTGGATGTTGTAAGGTCAAATTTTCCGCCGCTATTTAGAGATTTTATGAATGGAATTCTTACAGATATCTTACATGACGCTGATAAAGATACATTAAATGAGAAAGTGCGAACATTCAAAAAGAATATGTATTCAGTTGATTATAAAAATATTATGATGCCGACAGGTGTAAAGGATATCGAAAAATACACAACCGGTCGTTTCGGTGTTAGGAAAAAGGGAACACCTGCTCATGTAAATGCTGCATTAAACTATAATGATTTATTGAATAAATTCAAGAATGCTGCAGTGCCCAATATTGTAAATGGTGACAAAATCATTTGGACATATATTAAAAGAAATCAATTAAATTTTGATCGTATTGCATTAAAGGGTTTTGAAGATGACGAGAGAATAGTTGAATTTGTTGAAAAATACATCGATCACGATACGAATTTTAATAATTACCTATTAAATAAACTTCAAAATTTTTGGTCATCTTTAGAATGGGGTCCTATACAATTAAACGCAATCGCTAATAAGTTTTTTAAATTTTAATTGAAGAAAAATTTGGAATTCCGACAAGAATTTCGTATATTACACAAATAGTAAATTATATATTATGCAAAAAAACAAAATTGTCAATTTTATTACTAAATATCATCTACAAGGACAATGCCAGCAGGTGAAAATTAAAGTAAAGCCCGATAAATTAGTAACGAGCTTTGCAACAGAGCAAAAGGACTTGCTAGGATTTGTCGCTGTAAGTGATCTCGAGTTTCCATCATTACCTGAAGATGTGATAAGTGGTAACGAAATGGAAATCGGTGTATTTAATACCAGCGCCCTTTCAAAAATACTTTCCGTAATGGGAAATCAAGTCGATATTTCATTTAAATCGGAAATGGGGAAAGTCTATCAAATGTCGATGGATGATGGCACATTTCAGTCAAACATTATGCTCGCCGACTTGGATATAATTGAAGAGCCACCAAAGTTGAATGATTTGCCTGATTTTGAAATGGAATTTAATTTTCTTGGAAGTGCCTTTTCTGAGAATTTTATTAAAGCTACAAATGCCTTGCCGGATAGCAACACGGTGACATTTATTGATAGTGGTGATGGTGTGGATGTTGTACTTAATCACGCAGATCATAATACCGATAACATTAAAATATCACTAATACCTGATGCAAAGGAAGGAAGTTTTGAAAATATGCGCTTTAACTCAGATCTCCTTCGTGATGTTTTGGTTGCAAACAAAGATGCAACAAGTATGAAATTTTTCTTATCAACAAAGGGGTTATTAAAAATGCAATTCCAGGGTGACGGATTTGCAACTGTTTATTATTTAGTGATGCTCCAATCTTAAAATGGCATGGAAAAACTATTCAATTATCAGGAAATTCAAGAAGCTAATATATCTTTAGCAAAACAACTAAACCAAGTTCAGAAACTAAAACCAATGCGTACATTATTTGTTGGTATTCTGAACGGAGGATATAGAATAATCAGCGACGTGTCAAAATACACAGCATTTCCCGCAGAAATTGATTTCTGTCAATGTAAATCATATACAGGAAAAACTCAAGGAGAAATAAAATTTCAACGATTTGATAATAAATTAAATTCTCAAGACGCTAACTATCAAGCGTCGTTGTTTGACGGAATTGATTCTGCTGGAATTCGTCTTGTAGTATTTGATGATATTTTGGATTCCGGAAGGACGGCTTTAAAAGTCGTAGAGGAATATTCAAAAATATTGAATATCAAGGATGCCGTACTTGTTACATACGCAAGGAGAAAAAATGCGCAACAGGATTTAGATTTATTAGAAGGTATTTACTCAAATATATTTACTGCATTTATTATTGACGACGAGTGGCTCATCGGTTGCGGTATGGATGATGAAGATGGAAACTCACGCAATTTACCATATATCTGTAAAGTATAAGGCGTTATGATATTAGAATTTTTAAAACATTTATTTGGTCTTTGTGGCGAGTCGCATCCAAATCTGCTTTTTGGGATACCCATAATTGTAACCGGTTACCGATATTGTATGTGCTGGTTAAAAAGCAAATTCAACAAAAAACACATATGCACACATGAAAAAGAATAAATTAAAGCGCGGTGCAATAGTTAAACACCAGGATAAATATGCACTATTCCTAAAAACAGAAAACAGGTGGGCCTGGATAATTACCTTCAATGGTAAGGAATTGGAAGAAATGATTCGTGTCAAACGAAAAGAACTTTCGATTGTAAACAACCCGCCGCCGGAATTGGAAATGTATAATATTGCATAAATAAATAAAATTCATTAAATTTACAATTAAAATTGAAAAAACATGACAGGACAGAAATATTTTCAAGTCGACGTATCGATCACGCAAGAATCTGCAAACGGTAAATACAAAAAGCACGTTGAGCGTTATTTAACACTCGCATACAGCGTTACAGAAGCAGAAGCGAATGTCGTCCACAATTTTGAAACAATCGGAGACATCAGAGATTACAGAGTGAAAGCAGTCTCAGAAACAAAGATTGTTGATGTGGTACCAGAAGCCCCAGCTCAAGTATAACGTTTGGAGGTGGAAGTTGTAATTGTTGATAATATTATAAGTGGTGCTAACGTATCAAAAGCCTGGGAACACGCAGGCCAAGAGATATTAAAATTGCCAAATATATCAACTGTTAAAATGATACCGGGCAAATACACACCTGACAAATACAACTTCCACCGATTTACGATGCATCGCGAACATTTAAAAAATTTAACAAGTTATTTTGCACAAAGATGGGAAACGGGGATTGCAAGTGATTCAAAATTTTTATTTATATTTCCAAATGCCCGTGATGCACTCGCAATACAGATAAAGGAATTTTGCGAATTTCATAGTATTGATGCTACCTTTATTGGTTTTTGGTTAGATTCAATGTATCATCAAAGTGGTGATGTTCGTACGAAATTGCGTGGAAGAAAATACAAGTGGTCAGAGAGATTCGAGCGTGCCTTATTTTACTGTTACGATTACAACTTAGTGCCGTTGCAGTCATTTGATCGAATGCTGAAAACATATTCAACAAAACACGCAGACTCGATTATTAAATGCCCGATTCCATATACTTCAATTATTAGTGAATTGCGCAATACATATGGCTCTGAAACAAAGGAGGATATTGTGCTGATTAATGGAACGCCGTCTTCTAATTTTGATCAGAAGTTAGCTAAGGTATTTTCGAATCAATTTCCGAAATATACGTTTGTTAATATACACGATCATTCATTGGATTCTGCAAGCTATTTGAAATTATTGAGTCGGGCAAAAGTTATATTTTCGACAAATATATCTGATCAAAATCCATTTTCAATTTATGAAGCAATGGTACTTGGGGCATTGCCAATATTACCAGATATACCATTGTATGCAGAGATATTTGATGAAAGGTGGTTATATGATCACAAAATACTGAAAGGAAAATACTTGAATTTTGTAAGAGGTTCAGAAGAGCTTGAAGAGCGGCTTGTATCATATATGGAAAATTATGAAAATTTAAACAGAGACTCAGAATTAGAAAGAATACACGACAAATATTTTAAATCAGATAAATTTTTAGAAATAGTATGCAAAATCCAATAAAAAATACATTATGGGTCGAAAAATACAGACCACAGTTATTAGAAGAATATGTAGGTAATGATGCACTGAAAGCAACAATACAAAAATATTTAGATAGCGAGGATATTCCACATCTATTATTCTATGCGAGAGCTGGTACAGGAAAAACAACGCTCGCAGAAATAATTACTCATACACTCGATTGTGATGTTCTATACTTAAATGCGTCAGACGAAAACTCCGTCGACACGATTCGAAACAAAATAAAAAGTTTTGTGTCTGCAAGTAGTTTTCGAAAATGGAGACTCGTATTGCTGGATGAAGCTGATTATCTGACACCGAATGCTCAAGCAGTATTGAGAAATATGATGGAGAAATTTTCAAAAAGATCGCGTTTTGTAATGACGTGCAACTATCCGGAAAAGATAATCGATGCAATTCAGAGTCGGTGCACAGTATTTGAAGTATTTCCACCTTCTCCAAAAGCAGTAGCGATGCGGATCGCAGAGATACTGCAAAAAGAAAGTGTACAATATGATATAAAAGATGTTGGCCAGATTATAAAGAAAAATTATCCAGATATCAGACGCTGTATTTCTTATACGCAGCAGCAAGTAAAAGATGGAAAACTGGTCCTAGATGATTTACAAAAATCAGTTCTTGACTATTTAGATAAAATTGCAGAAATATTAAAAAATACTAAAAAAGCCCCGAAAGACAAGTATAGAGAGATACGACAGATTATCGCAGATACATCAATAAGGGATTTCCAGGATCTTTTTCGATATTTGTATGACAATGCATCAGAAATAGCACCTGAGGGGAAAGAAGGGGCAATGATACTAAAAATAGCAGAAGCACAGCGTGCTGATGCTCTAGTGGTAGATAAAGAGATTTCCGCTGTTGCAATGCTTATAGAAATCATCGCGATGCAAAAATAAAATATTAAAGCACAATAAAAAAAATTAAAAACATGAAAAATAATATTTCAGATTTAAGTCCACAAATGTTACTGGAGAATTCTCGAGAAGAAGTTTGTGAAAACTGCCAAGGGCAGTTCTTTAGACAAGTAATAATGCTACGCAGAGTTTCAAAATTGGTAATTGGTGCCCCGCACGACCAGATGATTCCTATTCCAGTCTTTCGATGCGATGACTGCCTGACTCCGGTAGCAGATATGGTTCCAAGAGATAATCCACAACCCGGTCCAACCGAGGATAATGATGATAGTAAAATAATTTCATTGAATGGTGAATAATGGCAAAGAAAAAACAAAAGTCTCTTTTTGATTTGCTTGGGTGTATTTTTGATAAGACACCATGGGAATCGTTATCTGAAACAGAGAAGAAAGCATTTTCTCCTTATATGATTAATCGATTTATATCAATGGACCAAAATTACACCGGAATTATTAATTATTTGCAGCGATATTCTATTGGTATTTTAAGGCCAAAGGATGTATATAAGTTGTATCAGAGCATTTTTCCAAAGCAGCGTGGTTTTTATTCAAAATATATTAAAAAGTCAAAAACTTCGGATTTTGATTTAAATGAGAATTTAATTAAATTTGTTGCAGATAATGATCACAGATCTACAGATGAGTGCAGGGAGAATCTGCAATTACTTCTGTCAATGCCGATTGGAAAAGATATTGTTAAAGAATATCTAACTCGTTATGGAGTTGATTCTGCAACTATGAAAAAGGTGTATGGGCTATGAGAACAAAGAAAAAAAAGGAAATTCTAATTGAAGAAGAAGGTGGTGGACTTGTTTTTGCTGAAGGTATATTTGGACTTTGCGTTGGTGACAGTATACAGTTCGATACTGAGAAATTAGTATCTTACTCACAATATGCGAAATTTAAAAAGTGCCCGAAATCATGGGAGCTGAGGTATGTTAGAAAACATCGTGTTCCAGAGCAAAACATTTATTTCGTTTATGGTACGGCCATGCACGAAACTATTCAAGAGATGCTGTATGTTTGCTATAAAAAAGCTGTCAAAAAAGCCAAAGAAACTGATTGGAATGCAATTTTTTTAAATAAATTGAAAACATTATATACAAAAGACATAGACGAATTGGGTGGTGTGCATTATTCCTCAAAGGAGGAATTGGCGGAATTTTATCATGATGGTTGCCAGATTTTAAAATACATTTTGAAAAAACGAACCACATATTTTAGCAGCAAAAATACGACATTGGTTGGTATAGAAATACCAATTTTTATTGCACCTGATCCGAATAGGCCAACTATTAAATTACAATCGCATTTGGATCTCGTGTTTTATAATAAAGTTAGCGGAAAGTATCGGATTATTGATATAAAAACGGCTCGTAACGGATGGAACAAATACAAGAGACAGGACAAAACTGTAACCAACCAGCTTGTTTTGTATAAAAAATATTTTTGCGAAAAATTTGGCATTGATCCAGAAAAAGTTGATATTGAATATTTTATAGTAAGACAAAAAATTGATGAAGATAGTCTATGGCCAATACCAAGAGTATCGCAATTTAAACCGGCATCCGGAAAAGTATCTATAAAACGTGTAGAAAAGGATTTTCAATACTTTATTGATAGTTGTTTTGATAAGAGCGGTGAATACTTAGATATCTCGCATCAAGCACTTCAAGGAAAGCGTGAAAATTGGAACTGTAAATTTTGTAACTATAATGATCGACATGATTTGTGCCCACCTGATGAACGGGTAATTGGGGAATTATAAAAAGAAAAAATGAATTTAGGAATCATAGGGTCTAGAAACTTCGTTAAACGCAGCCTTGTCGTCGACTGCCTACAAAAATTGAAAAGTCGATTCGGACCAACATTGGTTATATTATCAGGAGGTACAGATACGGGTGCAGAATTATTTGCTAAAAAGGAAGCACTGAATTTTGGATTGAAATATCTGGAGTATAATCCATCATTTACAGGATATAAAATGTATTCTGCACTCCCAGAAGAATATTATGGAAAGGGGTTTCACCCAAGCCACTTCCACGACAGATATAGAAAGCTTATTATTGATTCCGATCGTATTTTATTCTTCTTACCAAAAACAGGTTCTCTTGAAAAAGAGATTGCTGCAGCACTGAAAATGTGCAAGAAAATGAATAAATCATATCTTATCTTGAAATAAAATAGTATTAAAAAATATATTTATAATAAAGAGTTTTAATGGAAAATAAAATAAAGTTACCAAAGCTGCAGAAAATATCTGAGGCGAGTTTAAAGAGACCAAAAATATTATTGTTAGGAGATGATCTGACGGCATTTTCTGGTATTGCAACCATGTCTCGTACATTCGTATTTGGAACAGTTGATCGGTTTAATTGGGTACAGTTAGCAGCTGCTGTTAAACATCCGGATGACGGCAAAGTGATTGATTATAGTGCAGAAGCACGCAAAATAACAGGTGTAGATGATGCGATCGTTAAATTGTATCCATCAACAGGATACGGTGATCCAAACAAATTGCGTAGACTGCTTGACACAGAAAAACCAGATGCGATTATACATTTTACAGATCCAAGATTTTGGGGCTGGTTATATGAAATGGAAGATGAAATTCACTTCCAATACAAGATACCAATAATATATTATGCAATTTGGGACAATTTTCCATATCCATTATGGAACCATTCAGCCTATGCATCGTGTGATTGCATTTTAGGAATTAGTAAACAGTCGCATTTGATTCATACTAAAGTATTAGAGTACGGAGGTACAGATGTTGTTGATTTGGAAAATGGCGATCTTCTTTCAGATTATAAACCGGGCAGTGTTATTACAAAGTATGTACCGCATGGTATTGATAGCAATATGTTCAGGCCACTAAAATCCGGTGATCGAGATTGGGATGAATTTGTGAAATTTAAAAAGGATTTATTTAAGGGCTTTAAAAAAGCACCCCGATTTGTTGTATTTTGGAACAATCGAAACATTAAAAGAAAGCGCCCAGGTGATTTAATATATGCATTTAAGTTATTTATTGACCAATTACCAGCTAAGCATCGTAACGAGACATTACTATTATTACATACAGATCCGGTAGACAGGCACGGCACAGATTTGATAGCAACTCAAAATACGCTGGCACCCGATTGCAATATAATGTTTCATACTGATAGATTAGCACCTGAAAAAATGAACTTTTTATATAATGTTGCAAATGTTACAATAAACATTGCTAGCAACGAAGGATTTGGGCTATCTTCAGCAGAATCTATTATGTCCGGGACACCAATAATTAATAATGTAACAGGTGGACTTCAAGATCAAATGCGATTTGTTGATGATGATGGAAACTGGTTTCAACCAAACAATGAAATTAGTAGTAACCACTTAGGTCATTACACAAAATGTGGTTCGTGGGCATTTCCTATATTTCCTGATCTTAGAACATTGCAAGGATCTGTACCAACACCATATATTTTTGATGATATTGCTGATCCGCTTACAATTTCAAACGCAATATACGACGCATGGAAAACAGATCGGGCAACTTTACGCAAAGTTGGACAAGAAGGTCGTGAATGGCTATTAGGTGAAGCTAATATGTCAGCTAAAGCAATGTCTGATGGAATTGCGAAAGGAATACAAGATACGATAAACGTCTGGCAACCTAGGCCAAGAATACACGTAGAACGCGTGAAAGGACAGCCAGTAGTGAAAGAAACAGGAGTTACTGCATATTAATATAACTGAAACTATAACAATGAATATAAAAGAAAAGAAAATAGTAATAGCTTGTCCTGCAGACACCCGCTCAGGTTATGGAGCTCGTTCCAGGGATATTTGTAAGGCGCTAATTAATGCCGGATGTGACATTGAAATTATGTCTCTTCCGTGGGGAAATACACCGATGGGAGCCTTGGACAATGACCCTATATTAAAATCTAAAGTAATAACAACCAGCTTGAAAACACAACCTGATATTTTCTTGCAAATTTCAATTCCAAATGAATTCAAGCCGATAGGAAAATATAATATAGGAATTACAGCAGGAATTGAAACAACAGGTTGTCGTGCTGAGTGGTTAGAGGGAATAAATAGAATGGATTTGGTTCTCGTGTCGAGCAAGCATTCTAAAAATGTATTTGAATCAGTTAAATATGAAAAGCGAAACAAACAAAACAATCAAGCAGTCGAGCTTGTTGAAGCTCGTACACCTATCCAAGTTTTATTTGAAGGGATTGACGAAGAGGTGTATCCTGGCCATGCACATGATTTCGTTTTAGAGGAATTGGATAGTATTCCGAATGATTTTTGTTTTCTTTTCTGTGGGCATTGGTTACAGGGAGAAATAGGTCATGATAGAAAAGATATTGGAACTTTAATACACACATTTTTACAGACGTTTGCAGGGTTACCAGCAAAGGAACAACCAGCATTACTATTAAAAACATCAGGTGCAACATATTCGGTGACGGATCGGAATCATATAAAGAGTAAGATTCAACAGATTCACGATCTTGTAGAAAATATAGGTAAAACGAAACTACCGCCGATTTATTTACTGCATGGGAACATGACAGATTCGGAGATGAATAATTTATATCATCACGAAAAAGTAAAAGCTATGGTGAGTTTTACAAAGGGAGAAGGCTTTGGAAGACCGCTTTTGGAATTTACAACGACAGGAAAACCTGTAATTGCTAGCGCATGGAGTGGACAAGTAGATTTCTTAAATCCAGATTACGCTGCGCTCCTACCTGGTACATTGGTAAAGGTGCATCCGAGTGCAGTTAACGACTGGATAATTCCAGAGAGTCAGTGGTTCCAAGTTAACTACCAAGTGGCAGCCAACGTAATGCTAAATTGTTTTAAACAGTATGATAGTTTTCTAGAGCATTCGAAGCCACATCAAGCGCACACATTCGAAAAATTCACTATGGAAAAAATGGGTGATTTGCTCGTCGAGTATTTAGAACGATATATTGAAGATAAGACTCCGGAACTCACGAAAGCACCAGATTCGCCACTTCCAAAATTGAAATTACCCAAAATAAAACCCAAATCATAATTATGGAGAAACTACGATACGATGAGAATTGTCCAATAACAAAGCAATATACAGTTCTGACAGAGAAAACGGAAGGCAACATTAAATATAAACTATGTACAGACTGCGGATATCAAACATATTCTAATTGGCATAAAGATTCGAAAGAGTTGGTTGAGATTGAAAAATCAATGTCACCATCTTGTCGAGATTCAAAATATACTGATGCGCACGGACTGGTTTGGTATCCATTGCCGTTTCAGCATTTTAAGTATGCATTATTGCCAATCGTAAATGAGGATACGAATTTTCAATTATTTTGGAGAACAGCAAATGTACGACCTATCGAGCATAAGGATGATATACAAACACACCAGACAATGCTCAATCCAATTATTTTAGAAGACGGTAGTGAAAAATTACAAGTTCTTAAAATTGAAAATGAGTCAATACAGATGTATTCTATCGATAAGTTTGCAGATGCATTTGATGATTATATGGAATTGTGTGGAAACGCAGCGATAGTTTTAGAAAATGATTCACAATAATTTGGAATTGTAAAAAATATTCCATATATTAAATAACATATACGAAATAAAATGACAGATATTAAAATTAATTACAATAATAAGCAAGGTTACGTCAAGTTCGACTTTGGTGACTTAGATATATGCAACCAGGATGCTGTTACTGAAGCTATTATGATGCTAAGAGAGACGGTCTCAGAGTCCTTTATGCAGCAAATAGAGACAATAAAGAGCAGTGGTAATTTCCTATGTCCTGACGAGGAGATTAATTACGGAGATGATACAATACGACAGTGAATACAAATATAACAATTTCATATTGCATACCGGTTTGTAATGAGCACGACGAGTTAGATAGCTTATTAACGCAATTAAATCAGTTTGTTGACGATTCAGATGAAATTGTAATTCAGTTTGATCAAGGTAATACAACCGATGAGGTTAAGCAGGTTGTGAAAGTATTTGAGACGGCGTGCTCGTGTGAATTAAAAATCATAGAGTATCCACTAAATAAAGATTTTGCGTCTTTCAAAAACAACTTGAAGAAGAATTGCACGAAGCAATATGTGTTTCAGATCGATGCTGATGAGTTATTAGGTGATGGATTATTAATGCATATAAAATTATTATTGAGCGAAAATACAGATACTGATTTATTTTGGTTACCACGAATCAATATCGTCAAAGGCTTAACACCTGAGTACGCAATATCACAAAGATGGAATGTTACTAACAATTTGCAATTTCCTATTGCTAAAGAATACGATTACCATGTTGTTAATTTCCCAGATTTACAAGCACGACTTATGAAAAACAAGCCTGAAATTTGTTGGGAAAATGCTGTTCATGAAGTGATAAAAAATCATAAATCGTCAGCAAGGTTATTTAATTACGAACACGACCAGGACATAGATCCAAAAGCAACTCAAGATTGGTGTATTATACACATTAAGGCGTTAGAGAGACAAAGGCGCCAAAATGAATTTTATCAAACAATTAATTAATATGCAATTTTGGAGAACATATAATAATAAAGTCTACAATACAGGTGAAGTGAATAAATTGGGATTTTCAATTAATGATCCGTCATATATTCCACCCGAGTATTTGGAGCAACAAAACTTTGTGATTTTAAGAACGTGTTTTGGTGTTGGTGATTGGGGAATTATATCAGCCTTCCCAAGAAAATTAAAACAAATTTATCCTGACTGCAAAGTTACAGTACCGTCACCAAAATTACTTAAAGAAATGTTTGGTTCACTCGAGAAGAATTGGAGTTCTTGGGATGATCCATTTCAAGTTGTACATACTGTATTTGATAATAATCCATATGTTGATGAATTTGTAGATTCTTTTGAGGGGGATGTATTTAACGATCATTATCGAATATATGATGAGACTGATAATGATCCATTATTGCAACAGATGATGCGATTTTGGGGCATCGATGATAGGCATTTCGATGATATTGAACCTGAATTATATTGGACCGATGCTGAAAAGAAGCTTGGTGATACTATTATTAAAGAACATTGCGACGGTGAATTTGGAACATTGTTACTATCAAATAGATATAAAGGCACTGACAACGAATTAATTCAACGGAAACTTGATGAATACGATTTACCAATGTTTTATTGGACTTCAGAAATGGATAGTGGGTTGGTATTTAAAAAGGCATTGGATATGCGCCATATCGATATCCGAATTCAATTATACATAAAATCAAAAGCTACATTTAATGTAGGAAATCAATGCGGTGTTAATGACACGATTGCAAATTATGCACCAACGTATACGATACCAAAAAATCCAGGGCGTTTAAAGGAGAATTATGTAAGAAGTCAAATTTATATAAAGATTGGTAATGCTGTTGAACAAAATGCAGATTAGTATGAGAATTGTAGTATATACAGCTATCTTTGGAGGGTATGATGAATTAGTTGATGACCAATTCCAAATGGATGGGGTTGATTACATTTGCTTTACTGATGGTGATATTGAATCAAAGACTTGGGAGGTTGTAAACTGTACACCGATTTACAATGACCCAAATAGAAACGCAAAAAAATATAAGGTGTTACCCCATAGATACTTAAAGGATTATGACTATTCGGTTTGGATTGATGGAAACATTTTAGTAGTGGATGATATCAGAGATTTAGTAAAAAATCATAAGTACCAAGTCTTTGACCATAATCAAACTTTATTAGACCCGAGGGATTGTATTTATAAAGAGTACGATGCTATAATGAGGCTTGGGAAGCAAAATGGGGGTAATTACAAAGATAATCCTGCACTGATGTATAATCAGGTAAAAAGATACCTTGATGAGGGTTATCCACATAATAATCGCCTTGCTACAAACCCAATCATATTTAGACATCACCACGATTCTCAAGTTATTAAGGTAATGGAAGATTGGTGGACTGAAATAAAATACGGTTCACGTAGAGATCAGTTGAGTTTTGATTATGTGGCTTGGAAAAATAAATTTGAGTATCGCTTTTTAGAAGGTGATAGTAGAAAAAACAAACATTTTGTGCAAACAGGAAAACACCGCGGTAAACAATGAAGTTATATAATTACAATAGTTATAAAGAATACTTAATATCAAGGAAGTAAAGTGAAAAGTTGTATATTTGTTGGTAATGGTGAATTTTCCAAATCGTATGGGGAACTTATAGACTCATACGACCACGTTTACAGATTCAATAGGTTTACTACCACCGATTCTTTTGGTGAATTGGTAGGAACTAAATGTACTCATTGGATTATCAACAATACACTTGTAACTGATGGTCGAGATTTATTTAGAAAAAAAATCGAAAAGTATCAGTCACAATATTCTGATTTACAAGAAGTTTGGGTATTAACAAACTCAACAAGAAAACATAGAGAACTTAAAGAGTTAAAAGAAGGTTACGATATTTTTGATTTTAAAATATGTGACAAAGTTATAGATGGATACAAAAATTCTACCGGACTTTTAGCCATAGACTTTTTTTTAGAAAAGTATGATGAGATACATCTTGTAGGATTTGACTTTGGTAAATCAAATCATTATTGGGTGAAATCAAAAAAAGGTAGGATAAGCCCATCCGATAAGCCAGGAAAGCACGACTGGAAAAAAGAAAAACTATATGTGGATGAATTAATCGCTTCGGGAAAAGTAAAAATTATAAAAAATGAAATTAGCGGGGGAAATTATAGATTTAAATAAATTGAAAGAAGCTTCGAAGAAAAAACACGGAAGTCAGTTTGGTGAAACCGGCGTAATGGATTCGATATTCAATCAACTCAATATTACACCAAAATATTGTGTAGAGTTTGGTTCAGGTCAGGTAAGAAAAAATGGTGGCACTGCCAATATTAGACACTTTTACGACAAGTATGATGCCGAGTGTTTGTATTTTGAAGTGAAAGCGGGAAAGATAAAACAAAGTGATAGGGAGTATAGACATCAAATCAAGATAGAAACCATTACAGCAAGCAATGTAAATGACATCTTTAAAAAATATAATGTACCTTCTCAATTAGATGTAGTAGCAATTGATGTAGATGGTCAAGATTATTGGATTTGGAAAAATTTAGAATATAACCCAAATATTATATTGATTGAATTCAACCCCACATTACCACACGATGAGAGTAAAGTAATGCATTATGATGAAGACCATTGGTCGTGGAGAAAATCAGCGTGTTTATACTATGGTGCATCAATTTCTGCATTGAAAAAATTAGGTGATCAAAAGGGGTATTCACTTGTTTACAAAACTGGAAGAAATTTGGTATTTGTAAAAAAAGACTTGGTTGATATTGATATTCCTGTTGAAGAATTACACCCTCAACCGATGAAGGATTTTAGAAATAGATATATAAATGAACAAAAATGGGTAAAGGTATGATAGATGTGGAATACACTAAAAGGTTAGATACTTATTTTGAGACATTTGAACCACAAACTGATGCAATTGTAGTAGGTACAAGTCCATCACTAAAGTCTTATGAGTTTGGTAAGTATATCGATAAGTTTAACACTGTAATCCGAGTAAACAGATGTTTCTTCGATGGTATGTATCAGCATACTGGTGAAAAAATAGACATTTGGTCTACTACTAATAATTATAGATGGGATCACTTCCATCCAATAAAATCAGAAGAACTCAGAATATGGCCACGGAAGAGAACCGTAGCAGAAAAACTACATTCAAATGGCACACTTGATGGGTTTGATAATGTTACTATGAACGTTGGTACTTGGGAATTCTTAAAGAAAGAGTATGGACGTTCTAAGTTTAATCAAAAATATGACGTTGTTGGTAAACGTAGATTTGTAGGTGTAGGTACTGGGTTAATAACATTGGATAGGGCAATTAGAGAGTTTTCTAAAATAACAATCATAGGGCATACTTTTTACTTAGAAGGTGGTACTGATAATCGTGCTTTGAACTTTTATAGTGAAGAAGAGGATGCAGAACATACTCGGAATAGAAAAGATTATTTTAAAGGAGACAAGCATAGATTAAGGCAAATGTCATATGTAAAGGAATGGATGCGTCAAGGAAAGATAACTCTTCTAAATCCATTCGAGTATGATAACCTAAGAACAGGAAAGTAAAATGAAGTTTACAGCATACATAACAGTTAGACTAAATAGTAAACGAGTACCACAAAAGAGTATCAAGACACTTGGCGGTAAACCATTGGTTGATATATGTGTGGATAAGGTAACTGGGATTTCTGAAATTAGCGATACACTTTTGTATTGCAGTGATGAGTCTATTATGGATTACATAAATCCAAGTTCAGATTATGCATTCTTAAAGAGAGACACTAAGTTTGATGGGGACTATGTTACATTTAACGATATATTAGATTCGGTTATAGATGAGATAGATACGGATTATATTGTATTTTTCTCAGTAACTTCTCCATTTGTAAAGCAATCTACAATAGTAGATATGATAGAAAAAGTAAAGTCAAATGAATATGATTCAGCATTTTTGGCATATGAGGTAAACAATTTTTGTTGGTACGATAACAACCCCTTAAATTATAATATGTCTTCAGATATTAGTCGTACTCAAGATTTAAAACCAATTATTGTTGAAAACTCTGGTTTATATATATTCTCGAAAGATATGTATAAGAAACACAAACGTAGAATTGGATTCAACCCATACATTAAAACTGTTGATATGTTAGAAGCATGGGACATTGATACACCAAGTGAT